AGATTCAATACCGAATCCATTAAATAGTCAAATAGAGATTACTCAGAAGTGTAATACACATTCCTGAGTCCATATTTTTCCATGCATTTATTTAAAAAACATTCGCATTTAGCGCATGGTTTCGAATTAATAAACTGATCATACTTATCTCCACGACCAAACCGCATAACGTACATATCAGCGTCTTTTAATTTACTATAATTACCTAATACCCGAATAACGTTTTCTTCAGCGTGTATATTTCTCGCCTCTCTTATGTATGTATTATTATATGTTTTATTACAAATGCTTCTATATCCCACTCGATTGGTTGCTTCAGCAATTACTTTACCGCGTGAAACAATAACAGCGACATGCAATAGATTATTTACGTTTCTCAATTTCGTTGTTTTAGGATCATCCATAAATCTCTCTAGTATTTCTGCGATTTGAGAATTGGGCATATATGTTATATTGTAAGGTTTTTAATCACTTTTAAAAAAATATATGCGTTTATAGTATATAATGACAAAGGCAGTTCGCGAAATTATAATATCGGCAGTAGTAATGTTGATCCTTGATGGGATTTACCTCTACATTACACAGAAAGCATTCTCGGATCAAATAATAAACATTCAACGTGTTGTTATGCAAATTAAAATGCTAGGCGTTGTCGCATGCTATGCATTATTGATTGGTGGACTTAACTTTTTTATTATTCAACGTAATCGATCAATTACGGAGGCATTTTTATTCGGTTTAGTGATTTATGGAGTATATGATAGCACAAATTACGCAACGTTAAAAAAATGGTCAGTCGAACTAGCTCTTATCGATACGTTATGGGGTGCGTCATTAATGGCGTTAACAACCCATTTAACTTATATGTTGGCATAAAAAAATTGAAATAACTAATAAGAATAATGGCCAAAATAAATTAACAATGGGTTGCTTTAGTTGGATTGCACAAGACAATAATAAACCAATTTATATGGATGGTTACCAAAAACCTGGATATGAACAACGAACATATTACATGTGGGATAATAAGGGTAGATCTTGGAAAGAACCAAAATACGAAGGATACGGAATGTTTGGTGGTAAAGATTATTATGTTCTTCTAGCCGAAATGAACAGTGTTTATGGCGATGACGTCACTGATGAACAAAAAAGAACCGATGGAATCAAGATTGAGTTTAGCGATAATCACACCGGTATTATGTTTCCAAATCTTACCGAGACGTCCATTTGGACATGGAAAAATAAAAAACCTAATCAACATTATAACCAAGGATGTTATGAAGATTTCGATGATGAGTAATTTGTACATAATAAGTAAAAGGTGTAACTATTATTTGGATACACACAAGGAATTAACAAGAGATGAAGGTTCCCTTCCACCATATCTAACACAAAAGTCATTTATTGATAACTGTTGAATTGAACAGTTACCAATTATTTTTTCTTGAAGCTCCTTGGGTTGCTCATCTGGTTCTAAACCCCAACAATCATAAAACGCGTCTAGCAAATCGTCATCTGGAAACTCTACCTCCATTTTCTCATGATTTAAAGAACCACCAAAGTCGCGTATTCTGTAAAGCCATACAGGAGACCTAGAAGCAAAGTACAACCAATGGTACCATAGAGCTTCCTTATAATCATCGCAACCAGTTCCAAACAAATCGTTGTATTCTCTGCGAACACTATGCCTGCATACCAAGTTTAGATAATGACGTGTTTTTACCTTTTGAGGCAAAACCATCTTGTATTGGACAAGATCTTCTTTTTTAAAGGCAATAACAAAGTTAAACTTAGAAGGTGGGTGTACTGTGCGCGGAAAATCTTTAACATTATAATACACTTTCACAAAATCGCATATTTGGTACTTTCTTGATGATAGAGTTAAGATGATCGACCCAACTGAACATTCATCCACAAGACCCTGAGTAAACAATTTTTTTTCAAGATCGGGATTATCCGATTTATAATAGCTCTCATAGATATTGGATAAATACGTGAATATCTCATCTTCAAACCCACTGTAGTAAAGTTCGTAAGCCCAAAAGAGTGCTTCTTTGGAGTTACGTTCTAAAAGCGACAACAGAAGAGATTGTTTTACGTCGCTTTGAGGATAAAGGTATCTAGTAAAAGCAAGTTGGTCCATGTTAGGTTTGTTTGTAGTTTTAGATAAAATCGCAAAAATAAATCAATTTTTCAAGAAGTTATTCATCTTTGTCGGAGTAGTCGTGAACAAACCGTTTATAAAATGACTTGTATGTGTTCTGTAATTTATCAAAGCGCATATTAAATTTGCCATCCATAAAGCGTTTATCAATGTTTTCAACGATCACCTTATCTTGCAACATCGTATTCCACATCAAATCCTCCGATATTTTATCACCAATGGGGTTCTTCATAAAGTTACGGTAGGTTTTAACAAAAAGCACGCTTTTATCGTCACTAACTGGCAAAGCGAATGTAATAACTGTGCTAACATATTCTCCAAAAATTACGCGAGCCACAGTTGTGTGTGGCAAAATAAACTCGTTTTCAATAGTCAGATTTTTGACACCATAATATTTTCGGGCAAGAGAATTACTTCCTGATTCGTAAGAATAAGAAGTTTTATAATGATGGGGACCAACTAGTCGCGGAGGATGTATCTCGATTGGAGCAGGATTTTTTTTATTTCCAAATGTATGTACGAACCCAATATGCATAACATCTAGCGAGTTCTCGCTCAATATACGAGAATAACAATTAAAATTCATCTTCAAAAACACAACTGAATCATTTCGAGCAACTTCTTCCTCAATAAATATATTATCGTTCATAACAACATCAGTATTGTTTTTAACCAAATCTGAATATGTGTTTAAATAAACCCAACCATTCTTTTCTACGATTTGGTACTTGGACACGTCATAAATAGGAGAAGGCCGAAAACAAATACCTGGCACTTTTGCGAGAGTTCCATTCTCGTTAAATTCGTAACCATGATAAGGGCAGACAATATTGTTATTGCAAACTTTCCCCTTTGAGAGGGATGCGCTTTTATGTGAACATACATCATCAAGTGCGACATATGAACCGTTCACAGTTTTCCATACAACATAATTTTTGTTCCAAACAGTTACTTTTTGTGGTTTGTTAGTTACAAATTCGGAATCTATACCAACAACGTACCATTGTAAATCATATTTGTGTTGATCTGTTAGTTCGTGATAATCAAGTTTAGGATAATCAATAATCTTGGGTATTCCGCCTAAATCCTGTGACATGGTTAGTGCTTTTCTAACCATATTTGGCAAAATTATACCAAACGAACTCGCATATCTAAAAAATAATAAAAGAGGTAATACTACAAATTTCATTATTTTATAATCTATTGCTATCTTTATTTTATTTGCTTAATATATAATTGAAAATGAGTAAATCCAAGTCAGTGACTAGAAAACGAAGAAACACTAAATCGAGGAAAAATAGAACTAATGTTATCAAAAAACAAGCAGGAGTAAGCAATGATAAGAAATCGCATATAGTCCGCGTATTTTTTGAGATGTTAAATACTGTAAAATTGTATCATTGGAAGACAAAATCCTATGCGCAACATAAAGCTACGGATGAATTATACGGACGTTTAAATGAAAACATTGATAAGTTTGTTGAAGTTCTATTAGGAAAGGATGAGAGTCGTATTAAAATGATAGAGAAGAAAATAGAAGTATTCGATTATTCAAACGTTAAGGATTTCAAAACTAAAATACATAAGTATCGTGAATTTTTAATGGATCTGAATAAATATTTCAATGAGAAAAAAGATACTGATCTATTGAGCATTCGTGATGATATTTTAGTGGACATAAATCAATTCTTATATTTATTGACTTTTCAATAAAACTCTCACCCATCCATTTTTTTTCTATAACATGAAAGCATGCCATCAATACTCGGCATATAGTTAAAACCATAAGGATAACGTCCATTAATTTCATTATAAAATCTATTTTTTAATGAACATTTACCATTTATAACTCTCTTACGTTGTTCGTAAATCTTTTTCCAATGTCTCTGAACTAATCTTAACCAGTGAGTTTTTAATACTACGGAATATGTTTCGTCAGGCAATATATGGAGTTTCATAATATGAACTTTTGCGTTTGCTATATTAACAATACTGTACTTAGCTAAGTAATCTCGAACGCGTTCAAATCGGTATTTAAAGAATGCGCTGTTTGATATAGTATTAACCATAAGTAAAACGCCGGGATTAATGCGTTTGGCCAATCCTATGTAATAAACAGCATCTTCCTTATCACTGTATACATGGAGAGAATCTTCTTGGTAAATTTCGTCATAATCTTCATCATCAGATTCTATGTCGAATTCTTCCTCTTGGCCAATGCTACTAATTTCGCTATTATCGTCACTTGAATATTCGTTTAAATCGTTAACAAATATTATAGAAGATTCGTCTGATTCGGTATCTGAATAATCCATATCTTTATTGAATTGTTTATTAGTTGTTTATTTCATTATTAAGGAATCAATTTTTTCTAATCATTGTATATATGTCTACTTACAACTCTGATAAAAATATTCAATTGCCGACGGTTTCTAGTTCTGTTCCATTAATTCCCAAACCACCTGAAAATCCTCCGACAAGCACAATAGGCGCCACCACACAAAAAGAAAAAATAGAAATTAAAGCAAACCCGGTGCAGTATTATGTCAAAGCTTCTTTTTTAATTACATACATATTATTATTAACAACTGCAACAATAACTTTTATAGAAGCAATGAGGTCAAATGTCCCCAGTGTGCGCCACATACTTAATTTAGAAACATGTATTTCAATAGTGGCTGGTTATTTTTATTCCATTTTTGTAACACAGATTGAGGGTTATAATAAAGAAGGCAAGGACATAGATTGGTCGGATATTACGAAAACACGTTATGTTGACTGGACTATAACTACTCCAATGATGATATTAGTTCTATGTATAGTATTGGGTAGTAATATACGTGTTAAAATAGGTCTTCGCGCGTTAGGGGGTCTAGTTGCATTAAATATTGCAATGTTGGTATTTGGATATCTAGGTGAGACCAATGTGATGGATAGAATTACTGCAGTTGTAATGGGATTTATTCCATTTACAATTATGTTTTATTTGATTTATATTTGGTTCATTAAGCCAAAGTATGTATTTGCGAATAGTTGTTTATTCTATACTTATTTAATACTTTGGGGACTATATGGAGTAGTTTATTTATTACCAGAAACATATAAAAATATTAGTATGAATGTTTTTGATTGCTTGGCGAAATGCTTTGTTGGACTTTCATTATGGTTGTA